TACAAAAGTATTAAATCTAACCAAATCCCGCCGCGCCTTGAAAACACTGAAAAACCCTTGCGCCGCAAGGCTTTGCGGCTTGTCCGACAATGTGCCCAAATGTGTCCTACTGCGTCATCAAATGACGCAAAAATGACGCAGTAGGAATTCATGACCGGCGGTCAAATGACGCACGAAAGTAAAATTACTTTACAGCGTCTTTGCCATCGCGTTCTTCCGCCCTCATTGCAAGATAAGCGTTGACCCGCTCGGCTCCGCTTACGTGCTTCCGCGCGCGCAGCTCGGTATAGACCCCCGTCGTTACCGCTTCCGTGTCGCCGATGAATGCCGCCGTTGTCTTTGCGTCAAGCCCGGCTTCATAACATATCGTTGTGAAACTGTGCCGGAAGCAATGCGGGGTAATCGGATACGTCGGCACCGGCTTGCCGTCCTCGGTGTAGATGTACTCTGCAAGTCCGGCGTTCCGGCAATAGGTCTGCCAGCGGACGCGCAGTTGTGCGCTTGTCAGCGGTCCGCCGTCCTCATTGTGGAAGATCAGCCCGATTCGCCTTTTCGGCAGCACGTCGGCCAAAGGGGAGAGCAGGGGAATCACGCGCCCGCTGCCGTTGTTGTTCTCGCTGTTGCTGTTTTTCAGATGGTGTTCCAGGTGCGGCGTGTTGCCGAACGCATAGTTGAGCTTTTTGTTGATCGTGATTGTCCCAGCCTTGCGGTCGATGTCCTGCCAATGCAGGGCCAGCAGCTCGCCCCGGCGGCAGCCGGTATAGAGAAGCATCATTCCGAACAGGAAATCGTCTCCCCGGTATGTTTCCACCTTGCGTTCTTCTTCCTCCGTCAGGGCATGGCGCGTTTTCTTCGGTAGGTTCCGGCTTTTGTGCACTTCTTTCGCCGGGCTTACGTCGATGTCGCCTTGCAGGACCGCATAGGAGAATATCTGCTTGATGACCCCCAGCTCGATTTGGACCGTGTCGCGGGCATAGCCCTGCTTTTCAAACGCCGAGATATAGCGCTTGATGTCCAGCGGCTGCACGTCCCCTGCGGGACCCTTGAATTCAGCCTTGACCCGCTCGACGGCGTAATTATACACGCGGTATGTGCTCATCGACAGATCCGGTTCCCGCGAAGCGAGCCATTCGTCCGCAATCACAGGGACCTTGCGCCCGCGCTTTTTCTCCTCGTTGTAAGCGAGGATCTTCCGATCGACCTCCGCACAGGTCTTGCCGCGAAAATACACTCTTTTCCCGTTGATCGTCCGGCTGGTCTCAAATACCCCGTCCTTTCTTTGCGAATAACGATTTTTCTTTGCCATGGTAGTTACCTCCTCAAATTTTGCTTGTCAGAATCCGGAAGGCGTGCTACACTGTGTCATGAGCCGCACAGCTTATGCCACCCCTGTGTCATCTGTGCCGCTGTAGGGCATGCCCTCCCGATATTTCCTGCTTCGTCGTGGTTGCTGGGGATAAAAATAGGGCCTTGCGTCCCGCGTTGCCGCGCGGGGCGCTTTTTATATGTCGCGGCGGAGGATTGTCCGCCATTCTTCAGGAAAACCCACACCAGATAAATTGATATCCGGCTCAAATTCTGTCAGTAACTGTTCAATTTCAATTAGAATATAGTTATTCCATTCAACGGCATTGGAATACATACAGGCAATCGTGTATATTTGATCAAAAATCATGTGGCTTGACCCTGTGTATTTGGAGTGCCGTTTGCATTTCAGGGGAGTGCGCCCAAAATTGAAATTGTAAATACGCATATAGTGCGCAAGATGATTTCGTGTATAGGTCAGATTCTCAATCCAACTTGAAAGCTGTCTCGGGCCTGTCCCATAAAGCGACGCCAGCGCTTTTTGGTATTTTCCCGCAAGGTTTTCATACATTGCATGGAGATTTCCCATTGTAAATAGCTCAACTGCTACCCACATTGGGAAGTGCCCGCCGTATTGCTCATTGTGGTGGCGTACAAATGGGAGCTTCCTATTGTTATCGACTTCTTTTTCAAAAAAAGAAAGGAACTTGATGTACGACGGGTACTCCCTATACACATTAGGTCGAAGATATATTTCAGGATCTTCTTTGTGCGCAGTTGTTAGAACCAGAGACATTCTTGTCTTTAGCGTTTCTTCTATATCTTCAAGGGCAAACATAAGGATTCTTGTAAATCTTCGGTCGAAATCGTAAATACGAAGAAGCCGTTCCCATGTCAAGCCTTTGATATAGAGATCTTCCCCCGGCTGCTTAAAATCGTGCAGATACCCGGACAGGCGATAATAGTTCGTGTTGCACAGGGTTTTCTCGGCAGACTTGGTGTCAGTAATAATAAGTCCTCTCGTTTGCATCAAGGCAACAAGCTGCTGAGGTGACATATGTTTCTTTAATTCTTTCATAATCTACCCCGAAAAAGAGTTCGACCCCGCCATGGTACGCATCGTTGAGAGGCGTGGCGGGGTCTGTATCATATAGCTATTATATGCAGGCTCCGCGAAAAAGTCAATCGCATGATATTGCGTAACAATTGCAAGGGGCACCACACGATATAGTGGCTTCCCTCGCCGTACTGGTCCATATTGATACTTTGTCAGACGTTTTCGGACTTGCCGCTTTCGCGGCCTTCTTTGCGTCCCGCTCGCAATCGCTCACGGGCTGCTCGTTGTAAAAATGGTCGTGCGTAATGTGCCATACCTCGTGTTCCAGACATTCGCGCTGGTGGGCTTCCGGGTGCAGCACATTGATGTAGATATCGAAAGTCCCGTCATCGTTGGGGACTGTAACGCCATCCACTTTGAGCGGCAGTTCAACATATCGCACGAAGTATTCAGGCGTCCACATGCTTATTTCGATTCCTCCGTTTTCCGCAGTGCTTCAATGATGGCAACCGCCTTTTCTACGTCCGCCTTCGTCGCGTCCTTTGCGACGGAGAACAGCATCCGGCATTCGGGCCGGGAGCGCAGCATTTCCAAATATTCCGCAAGACCGTCGTCCTCCGGGGCGGCGGGTTTTTCTTCGTCAATCAGCTCCGACACCGGTACTTCGAACAACGCTGCCATTGCTTTGATCTTCGAGGTCGGAATATCTTCGACCCTGCCGCATTCCCATTTGCTCACGGCATTAGTCTTTACGCCGAGCCTTTCACCGAGTTCTGTCTGGGTTAGCCCCAACGCTTTACGGTAGCGTTTAATCTTCTCGCCTATCGTCACGGTCCATATCTCCTTTAATATTGGATTATCTTCATATTAACATATTTTTTTCAAAAGTCAACAAAAATATCTTGACAAGGTGAAAATAATGGATATAATAAAATTATCTTCAAAAGATGAAAAACGAAACGAGGTGAACATATGAATGCCGCCATGCTGAAAGGGAAGCTCCGCGAAAAATCCATGACCCAGCGCGACGCTGCAATCAGTATCGGAATCAGCCTTTCCTGCTTTAATGCAAAGCTGAACGAGAATCACGCAGAATTCTCACTGGGCGAGGTTCGCGCTCTCAAAAAGCTTTTAGGGCTTGACAGCGCGCAGGTGGAAGAAATTTTTTTCACCTAAAATTATCTTGAAAAGGTGAATTTTGCAACAAGAATGCACCGAGGGCACTCCAAGCCAATCACTTCATCAGCTTAGAAAACTCTCGATTCGGCAAGCGGTACAGCTTACCGAAAATCCGGATGAAACGGACGATCAAGATGTTACCCTCCTTTCCTCTGGGATCCCCCTTGATCCCCCAGCGAAAAGAGCCGTTGCCCTCGGTGCTTTCTTATATTATCGCAAAATTATCGCAGTTTCAAGGCAACCGTTCCGAACCGGAACAAAATCCCAATCCAGAAAGGAGCCTATATGCCCAGATACCCAAACCTTGCCGCAGAGATCGCCAAACGCGGCATTAAGAAATGGGCGATCGCAGAGCGCATCGGCATCAGCCCGCGCGCCCTGTCAAACAAGCTGCGCGGTGCATCGCCGTTCACGCTGGAAGAAGCCTTTGCCATCTGCCGGGCCTTTTTCCCCGACGTGACCATCGACACGCTGTTCAGCACAGACCCCTGACCTTGCAGGAAGGAGACACGAATGCGTTTTATCATCAGCACCAACGACCTGAAAAACGACCCCGAATTCAAGCGGCTGCTCGGCGAGTACTCCGTCGCAAAGATGAAGCTCGTCGCGTACTTCAACCGGATCGCCAGCGAGGACCTTTCCAACACCCCGGTCGAAGAACAGCTCCGCAATGTAAAAGACGGGGAGTGATTCACTCCCCGCCGCACTCGGCGATTTTCCTGTCGATGATTTCAAGGATCATCGCGGACACCTCAAAGGCTTTGGTATCGGAAGCGTTGTACCGCTTCATCATCTCTCCGGCTATCGCTTCCTTCAACTCCGCCAATGCCTGTTCAGCATTCATCTAAGCACCTTCTTTCTTTGATGCGCAAAATTATACCGCATTTAAAGAAGAACGACAACAACCCGGCAAATTTTAGCCAATTTGCTTATGAGAAAATCCGAAAGAAGGTGAATCCATGCCCCCCTGCATTTCCTACCCCGCCCCGGACAGCGCTGCACCGTCCAATTTCCTGATCTATGCGAAGGGCACGCTGGAAGGGCTTCGAAACTTCGCGATCCGCTCCGGGCTTGTCGAAACGGGCTGTGAAGATTGTGCCGGAAAGACCATCGCCCCGGAAACGCCGGTATATCTTTCCTGCCGCTGCGGATACGTCGATGCACTGTCCATTGCCATTTCGTGCATTGATGACGTGCTTTCCCGCCGCGCCCCCGGAGAAAACGAATCCGGGGCGATCCCGGTCACTCTTCACGCGCCGCCCGAGCCTTGACAGCTTCGCGGCAGTCCGCGCATGCGGTGCTTCCGTCCATGTCCTCGCAGCCGTTGCTCTTTACATCCAGCACAGCGCCGCCGCGGACAAGAACGCTTGCATAGCACGTCCGGTCCGGTTGTTCCGCATCCCTCGGGCATCGGACTTTGACGGCTCTCTCCGCGATCTCGACCTTATCACCGCTTAACCCCTGCATCCCTGCACCCCCTTTCTCATTGATGAGAAAAGCATATCGCACTTTAAGCAAAACCGCAATCCCCAGCAACCACGACTACCCATATCACACCATCACACCACCGAAAGGAGCATTTTCCCATGTCCCGCGAAAAAGCAACCTACCGCGAAAACCTCGCGGATATCCTCGAATTCTCCGGCGGCAAGCGCCTGCTCTCCATCAAGGAGGTCAAGGCCTATACCGGCTTTGTCGATGAGCGCTCGCTCAAGCGGCGCTACCCCTTCCAGCAGGGCTACATTTCCGCATGCACCCTCGCGTCCTGCCTTGCAGGCGGGGAGGTCGCGCAATGAATACTGTCAAGTGCATCTGCATGGAGTGCCAGACCGTTTTCCATGCCGAGTTCCGCAAGGAGCTTGCCTGCCCCGCGTGCGAGAGCACCGAGGTCGTTCCCTCCGATGTCTGCCCCAGGTGCGGCGGGGCCATGCGCCCGAAGGACTGGCTCTGCCGCACCTGCCGCCGCCGTCTGCTGAAGGCCGTCACCGCCTTTTTCGATGACCTGACGGTCGAGGAAGAAGCCCAGTTTGATGAATGGATGGACGGCGATTCCATCACGGACCGCCGCCGCTGGGAAAGGAGAGAGGAACTGTGACCCCATTGACCTACATCATGATCCTGCTCGGCGCGGTCGAGCTTGCCCGCATCCTTGACCGGATGATCGACATATTGGAGGGCCGCTATGCTTGATGTGACCTTTGACCCCGCCGCGCACACCTACACCGTGGACGGCAAGGCCGTCCCCAGCGTGACGCAGCTCGTCGCCCCGCTCGGCGCGGACTATGATGATCCGGAGGATGATTTCTTCGAGCTGGCCGTCGAAGCCGCCGCCGATCGCGGCACGGCCATGCACGCCTACCTTGCGCACCGTCTGACCGGCGGTGCGCCGGAGGACTTCGAGCTTCCGGACGCTTACGCCCCCTATGCTGCCGCCGTCGAGCTGTTTTTGTCCGAGCACCGCATCGAGCCGTTCGTCATCGAGCAGCCCATGGGCGCGCCGACCTACGCCGGAACGCCCGACCTGGTCGCCGACTTCGACGGCACGCTCGCCATCCTCGATTATAAGTTCGTTTCCCAGGTGGCAAAGAGCCGCGTCTCCGCCCAGCTCGGCGGCTATGCGCTCCTCTGCGGCGAGAACATGCTCTATCCCGACGTGCTCTATGCCGTCCAGTTTTTACGGGACGGGACCTACCGCCTGTATCCCGTTGACGTGGGGCAGGCCCTCGCCGCCTTCCACGTCTGCAAGACGTTGTATGAGATCAAAACAAAGAAGCATCCGCGCGGGCGGATTGCCTGATAGGAGTACCGAATGGAAAACGAATATCCCACCATTTACGACAAACTGCTCGAAATGCAGCGCCGCGTCGATAAGGTCGTGCGCGACGGCAAGAACACCTCGGATAAGTACGATTTCGCGTCCGATGAGAACGTGCTCGATACCTTCCGTCCCATCATGGACGAGCTGGGCCTGCTGCTCATCCCCGCCATCACCGCCGCCGCCCTGCACGAAGGCACGACCCGTTCCGGCACGGCCCGCTACCTCACCGAGGTCACGTTCTCGATGATCTGGCACGATGTGCAGAGCGGCGAGGAGCTGACCGTCCCGTGGTACGCGCAGGGCGTGGACCTCGCGGGTGAAAAGGGCGTCGGCAAAGCCGCTACATACGCGGAAAAATACTTCCTCTTGAAGTTTTTTCACGTCGCCACGAAGAAGGATGACCCCGACGCGGATAAGCGTACCGGCGCGGGCGAAAAGGACCAGCTCGGCACGCAGGCCAATAAGGAAATGCAGATCTACCAGCGCACCGCCATTTCCCAGATGCTCTCTGAGCTGTACGCGGGCGACGCCGAGAAGATCAAGAGCGGCCTTGTCGCCATCACGAAGTCCGATAAGCGCGGCTTTGCCGGTGTGGACAGCGTGGACAAGCTTTCGCCCGCGTCGCTCCCCGTTGCCTATGCCAAGGTCAAAAAGGCCTACGAAAGCCGCACCGGCCACGCCTTTGAGCTGAAGGAAGGTGACGAATAATGGCCCTCGTCAAAATCGGCTCCACCAGCTATAACGGGCGCGAGAAGCCCGTCTATCTCGTCTGCGGCAACATCGTCCGCGACGCCGAAGCCCCCCAGGCAGAGAACGCCCCCTCCAAAGCCACCGTCGCCGCAAAGGAGCTTCAGGACGGCTCCACGCTCTTCATCCGGCTCAATGGCTGGCGCAATCGATCGCGCGACGTTGCGCAGCTCCGCAAGATGGACTGCGTTCTCGCTGTCGGCCCGCTTTCCATCTCCGAGTACAACGGCAAGCAGTTTTACGATATCGACGTGGACTTCATTGCCGTCTCCGGCGTCCGCCACACGGGCGCGCAGAGCGAAGCCGTCCCCGCCGGTTTCGAACCCGTGGACGCCATCGACGAAGAAGATGGCGAACTCCCGTTCTAAGGCGGTGAGACCGTGGAGAGGAAGCAATTCACCTGGTATCGCAGCTATTATGAAGCGCTCCGCACCCTGCCGCCGGAGGACTTCAAAGCCGCCGTTCTCGCCGTCTGCGCCTACGCGCTGGACGGGGACCTTCCGTCTCTTTCCGGCGTCCCCAGCGCCATCTTTACCTTGATCCGCCCCACGCTCGACAGTGGGCGGAACAAAGCGGAGAACCGCCTGAACAAATCGGAACAAACCGAAATCAAACCGCAACAAACCAAAAACAAATCGGAACAAACCGATAACAAACCGAAAACAAATCAACAACAAACCAACAACAAACCGGAACAAACCGGTAACGAGAAAGAGAAAGAGAAAGAGGAAGAGAGAGAGAAAGAGAGTGAGAGTGAGAACGATAGTTATTATTCTCCCCCCACCCCCTCACAGCCGAAGCGCTTTGTCCCTCCCACACTCGCAGAGGTTCAGTCCTACGTGGCTGAACGCCATTCCGCCGTAGACCCGCAGGCGTTTATCGACTTCTACGCTTCGAAGGGCTGGATGGTCGGCAAGACCCCCATGAAAGACTGGAAAGCGGCTTGCAGAAATGCGGAAAAGTGGGATCGCTGGGCGCAGCGCGCACCGACCTCTTCGGCAAAACAGGTCCAGCCGTCCGGCGGAACCAGCTGGATGAAAGACTATCTCACGGGAGGAAATGCCCCATGAAATGCACCTTCACCGTCCCCGGCAAGCCCGTCCCGAAGGGCAGACCCCGCGTCACCCGTCACGGGACGTATACCCCGAAGTCCACGCAGGCCTTTGAAGCCGCCGTCCGCCAGGCATGGCAGGAAGCCGGGGCCGTGCAGTTCCCGGCGGGTGCGCCGCTCGACGTCATCGTCAGCGCGTATTTCCCCATCCCGCAGAGCGCGAGCAAGAAGCGCCGCGCCGAGCTGTCCGGGGCCTACCACACCGCCGCGCGCGGCGACCTTGACAACATCGTCAAGGCGGTCATGGACGCACTCAACGGCTGCGCGTACCCCGACGATTCCGCCGTCTGCCGCATCTTTGCGGAGAAGCGTTATTCCGACACGCCCCGCACCTTCGTGTTCATCAGCTCTGTCGATGATCCCGTTTGAACATTGCCACGGCTGCAAGCCGCCCGAGCGCCATCCGGGCTGTCACAGCGTCTGCCCCTATTACCTCGCCGACGTTGAGCGCCACCGCTCCGAGCTTGCGGCAAACGCCGTCGCGTCCCGGCAGAAGGACGATTTTCTGACTGCGCGGGAGTTTAAATCCCGGCGCCTGCGCTCCATGCGCAAAAAGTAAGGAGGAATTGCATCATGTTAACATCCCAGCAGATCGGCGCGAATATCCGCCGTCTGCGTATGCGGCGCGGCATGTCCTGCGTCGCCCTCGCGGAACGGACCGGCCTGTCCGCCGATACCATCCGCAAGACCGAGCAGGGCAAGGTCAGCAGCTATCTCATCACCTACCAGCTCATCGCCGCCGCCCTGTGCACCACCGTCTCCGCCCTCCTCGGCGAAGAGAAGGAGAACCGCCGCTTATGAAGCACCTCGGAGATATCACGAAGATCAACGGCGCGGAGATCGAACCGGTGGACGTCATCACGGGCGGCTCACCGTGTCAGGACCTCAGCGTCGCGGGCAAGCGCGCAGGGCTTGCGGGCGCGCGCAGCGGCCTTTTTATGGAGCAGATACGCATTGTGAAGGAGATGAGAAAAGCAGATGAGCTTGCAGGAAGAACAGGTGAATTTATTCGACCGCGATATATGGTCTGGGAAAACGTCCCCGGAGCCTTCAGCAGCAACAAAGGCCGCGACTTCGCGGCGGTCCTCGAAGAGATCATCCGCATCGTCGAGCCGGAAGCCCCCAGTGTTGAAGTGCCTGAAAAGGGATGGCCGACCTGGGGAGGGTTCCACGACTGCGTGGGCGGACGATGGAGCGTGGCTTGGCGAGTGCATGACGCGCAATACTGGGGAGTGCCCCAACGCCGCCGTCGGAGCTCGCTTGTCGCAGATTTTGGAGGAGACACCGCCGGAGAAATATCGTTTGAGCGCAAAAGCGTGCCAGGGTATCCTGCGCCGCGCGGAGCGGCGGGGGAAGGACCTGCCCCAGACGCTGAAAACGACGCTTCGTATGCAGTCCGGATCAGGGGGGGGCTGTGACGGAGGAGGAAAAGGAGCCTTAGTCCAGACGGAGAAAAGTGGGACGTTAGGCTGCGGTAACGACCAGACGATATTCTGCGCCGCTTTCAAGGCGGGGCAGGGGGCAAAGGCCGGAGGGATCGGTTTTGCCGAGGAGCTGTCTCCTACGCTGTGCAGTACACCGAGCGGGATCAATCAATGCCCGTCGGTATTGCTGGATATGTCCCACGCAAACGATGTGAGCCGCGAATGCGGCGAGATCGCGCCGAGCTTGCAGGCGCGTATGGGCACAGGCGGGAATCAAGTGCCGCTGACATACCAGATGCAGGGTTTCGGCGATTACCGCGAGGGCGATACCGCGAGCAGCTGCAAACAGCGGGATTTTAAGGACAGCACCGATTTAGTGGTCAGCAGTGTTGATTGCCGCAACTTCGCCGAGGGCGGCGAGACCAACGGGACGTTGCAAGCCAAAGAGAGCCGCGGGCAGAGTTTGAATCTGAATAACACCGTCCGAACCGGGATGGTCGTGCGGCGGCTCACGCCCCTGGAATGTGAGCGGCTGCAAGGCTTCCCGGACGGCTGGACAGACATCGGCGAATGGCGCGACAGCAAGGGCAAACTCCACAAAGAAGCCGACGCGCCGCGCTATAAGGCCTGCGGCAACTCGATCGCGCTGCCGTTCTGGCTATTTCTGGCAAAGCGTATCAGCGCGCAATATTTGCGTCCTGTTACGATGGGCAGCCTGTTTGACGGCATCGGCGGCTTTCCGCTGGTGTTCGAGCGGTGCAACGGCAAAGGCACGGCGCGCTGGGCGAGCGAGATCGAAGAGTTTCCCATCGCCGTGACAACAGAAAGATTTAAGGAGGAATTTTAAATGAACCGTGGAGAAATTTATTTCGTTTCCATCCCCTACAACACCGGCCACGAGATCGCAAAGGACCACCCCGCCGTCATCGTCGGCGTCCCGCAGAGCGCCTATGAAAAGTGCGTTGTGCAGGTCGTGTTCTGCACGGCGGCGGAGAAGCCGGACCTGCCCGAGTTCATCCCCATCACGGGCACTGCCCGCCCCTCGGTCGCCATGTGCCGCCATGTCTACACCGTCGATATCTCGCGTCTGGGCTACTGCATTGGTCACTGCACCCCGGACGAGCTTGCTGCCATCGATCGCGAGCTTGCCGTCACCTTCGGCCTTGCAAATCCCGCCGAGCCGAACGCCGCCGCAGAACCGGTCCCGCAGCCCCCGGCAATGGACTATAAGACCCTGTACGAGGACCTGCTGGACCGCATCCTCGGCCGCAAGGGGGCGTGACCCATGTACATCGGAGAACCCTTTACCTGGCAGCCCGCCGCTTTTGAGGGCGTGAGCGGCATTATGAGCCTGGGCAGCAAAGTCAACACCCTGCATGGCCGCGTGGTCTATATCAACGCCGCCCACCGCTATTTCACGGTGGCGGCGGAGGTCCACGGCCACATCCTGCGCGAGAGCTTCCAGATCGGCCAGGAACCGGCCCCGCCGCCTGAACCGAGGGAGAAGCGCGGCTACCACCGCACCCGCGTCCTGCGTGTCGGAGGTGCGGAATGAGTGAGTACAGATTATCTCCTGACGAGATCGCGGTTATCCGCGCTTATGCCGATACCAACATGAACCGCTGCGCGGCGGCACGCAAGGTGTACAAGTCCCGCAGCACACTCGTGTACTGGCTCGCCCAGATCAAGAAGCACACCGGGCTTGACCCGAAAAATTTTTACGACCTCGCCCAGCTCGTGCAGCTGGCAGGGAAGGAGGACCCTCCATGCTGACCATTACGATCAAAGCCAACGTCCCCGCCGCCGACGCGCAGGGCCTGAAAGAGCGTATCGCAATGGACATCGAGCGGTATGGCGATTGCAAGGTCGTGAGCATCACGTCAGACCGGGGCAGGGGAGAGCAGTTAAGGATGGGTACGCCATGATCCGCCGTCCGATCTACATGCTGATAGACCGCAAGCACGCAGACCTGCCGGTCTATATCGCCGATACCCCCACCGAGCTTGCCCAGATCTGCGGCTCCACGCTTACCGCCGTTTCGCACGCCCTGTCCCGCACGCGCCGCAACCCGAATTTTCAGTCCAAATATGTCTGCGTCTGGACAGAGTGGACCGAAGAAGAGTTCCGCGCCACCTACGACCGCGCAATATAAGAAAAGAGCAGGGCCTTCCGGCTCTGCTCTTTTTCGTTGACTTTTATCGGGAAATATATTATTCTATAAACATGAACATAGGCGTCGCGCCGAGCAAGCGGATACCCCTTTCGGGGGGACTTGCTGCTTGACGAAGCGATAAGATTAGGTGGTGCATTTTCCCGAGGGTTCGGGTAGAAATGTCCCCTCCCATTTTTACATACGTTCCCCCGGAGACCATAGGGAAGGGGGAGTGTCAATGACGAACTACGAAGCCGTTATGCTCCTTTTGGCCGTGGCTGGAATCTGCATCGGCATCCTGAGTGTCAGAAAGTAAAAAATGAGAGACCACCTATAGCCAGTAGGTGATCTCTTTTTTCTGATCCCACATCAGAAACTTGACAAACTGATAGGCACCGCCTAACGGCTCCTATGTTCATATTTATAATATAGCATACCCGATTTAAAGTCAAGTTTTTTGATGCACTTTATTTGCATGATCGTGTCGAATATTGTCGCATAGTGGCCTTGAATCGCATAAGAAAAGCGCACCCCCTCGGGTGCGCTTTTTCTCTTCTTACGCTGCCGGGCACAGCAGGCGGAACGTCTCCCGCCCCTTCGGCGTCACAAGCGTCTGCGTGCCGCTCCACTTCGTCTTTTCGTTGTAGGTCTCCTTGACCTCGAAAAGCCCGTCGTTCTTGCTCTCATACGGCAGCAGCTTCCCCCTCTGGTCGCGGTAGATGTACTTCCGGTCGATCAGGAACTGCACGAATTTCTTCGGCGCAATGCCCAGCTCCTTCGCCGTCTCGCGGAAGTTCGTCAGTGTGTTGCGCTCCACCAGCTCGTCGAAGTATTCCGCTTTTGGCGCAAGGATGGCGTTCTGTACCGTCAGCGCAGAAATGCGCGCTTCCCGGTCGGCCAGCGTCTTTTGCGCCACCACCAGCGCCCGTGCCATCAGCTCGTCCGCGCTCATCGTCTCCTGTCCCATGAGATACCCGCCGTTCCTGCGCACCGACGGGATCACCTCGTCGAAGATCCACCGCTCGAAGGCGTCCGCTCCCGGCAGCTTCGACCGCGCCGCCAGCCGGTAGATATCGCCCTCGGTGATAAAAACAGCTTCCTGTGTTCTTCCGAGGGCATCAACGATGGGGTAACGTTTCGTTACCCCACCCCTGCAATGATCCGAAAGCGCCTTGCTGGTGTTGGTGTAACCGAGTGCCTTTGCAACATCGCTCCCGCAGAACAGCACCGCACCGTTTTCCTCCACCGTGCGCACCTCGCCAAAGTCCGGCGAGCGGAAGATCTGCATCTCGTTCATGCGCGCACCGCCTTTGCCTGCGCCACTTCCGCGCTGACCTTATCCACGTCGAATGCTTCGCACCACTTCTGTTCCAGTTCCTTGTGCAGCGCAAGCAAACGCTGCTCCACTGAGAACAGGACCGTTTCCACGATCTCGTCCCCGCCGTCCATGGATGTGAGCGCGCAGTCCAGAATGGCGACCTGCGTATACAAAACGTCCATGACGTTTTCCTTGAATTCCAGAATACCCATAAAAATATTTCCTCCGTTCAATTTTGTCTTGTGCGGAGGTCTGCCCTGTGGTAGAATGGATTTACCGACGAGGGCAACCTCCGAGGGATGAACAGAAGTAACTCGTGCATTTGGTCGTGGGCGGGTTACTTCTATTTTTGTGTCAAAAGCAGTTGAACCCCACGTCTTAACGCTTCAGTTCTCGAAATGTTGTGTTCCTCACAATATGCAATCAGCTTTTCGTGAGTTTCTTTATCGAACCGAACTTTAACGTCAATGTCCTTTGGGTTCTCCGACTTTGGCCTGCCAGTTCTCGGAGACATGTCACACCTCACTTTCTGTGTTCCGATAAATCGAATATAATTCATGGAACACAAAAAGTCAACCCCCAAAATGACGCAGTACGCAAATTTTTTTCCACAGCGGCGGGATTTGATGTTAATAGACAGTTAAATACATAAAGAGGGGGCGGCAAAATGCCGCCCCTTTTCTCAATACGGATTCTTCCAGTTCTGCCCGCCCTTGTAGGCGTCGAATAGCGTGCGCCACTGCTCTTTGGGGAAGTGTGCTTCGATGTAGCTCGTCAGCTCGTCCTTCTTCACGCTGCCGTTCTGGTCCGCGTCCACGCTCTCGCGCATCTTCGCCCAGTCCGCAAGGGAAAGCCCCGCGTCCAGCATCCGCTTCGTCTTGTCAAAGCCCGTCCCGCTCATCATGCCGGAGCCGTACTGCTCAAGGCTCGCCAGGTATTCCGCCGTGCTCATGTGCAGTTCGCTTTGCGCCTTGCGCGCGTGCTTGACCCATGCGTCCACCGCATCGTCGCCCAGCACTCCGGCCTTCGCTTCCTCGTAGCTGTACAGGCGGCAGCGCTCCAAAAGCGCGGCCTTTGTCGCGCTGTCTGCGGCCTTGTAGCGCTGTGTCTCCATCATGGCGGCGGTATAGGCCATCTGCCCGCTCGCGCACGCCGCCTGGAATTTCTGCTTCTGGTCGTAGTCGAGCGTTACGGTGTGTTCGGTCCCGCTCTTGTCCTTGTAACTTAGCTCGTCCGGCTTGCGCGTCGTGGGGTAAAAGCTCGTGTCGCCCGTTTCCCCGCGCACGCGCTCCATTTCCTTCGATACCTCACTCTGCGTGTACTGGTTCACGCCGATGGGGCTGATTAACGCGCGGGTCAGCCGCTCGGCAAGGCTTCCGGCGTTGTCCTTCTCCTCGCCCAGTGTATTCACGGTCGTGGGCAGCGTCTCGCGCAGGCCGGGAATGCGGCTTTTCAGCGTGTCGATGAGCACGTCTGTCGTGCTGTCCCCGCTGTACACGTTGCGTTGCTTGTCATCCATGCCCTTTGCAATGGCCGCAAGCACATTCGGCGTGACGGACGAGACCGCCGTCTTGCCGAGCGCTTCAATAAGGGCCTGCTCGGGCGGCGTGCCGTATTTGAATACGTCCTTTGCAAAGTCTCCTGCGGTTTGCAGCACGGGCAGGTCGCCCGCGGCGGAAAGAATGCTGTTCTTCGTCGCCGTAAACGGGGTGAGGATCGAGCCGCTGTTGTCCTGCGCCATTTCCGCGCCGAGACTGACCATGAAGTTCAGCGGCTCCAGGTTGCTCAGATCCACCAGTGTGTCGCCGTACTGCCATTCGCCGGTTTCGTCGCCGCCGAGCCAGCGCTTCGCCGCCGAAAGGTTGATTTGCGCGCCGGTCATGCCCTCAGTCTTGTTCAGCTCGGCAACGTCCTTGTTGTCCTCGTCCTCCGCCCGCTTCAAAAGCCCCACCTTTGCCAGCTCCATGAAGCCGTAGGCAATGGCTGTGCCGGTCATGCCGCGTGCAAAGTCGCTCACGGCCTTTGCCTGCTTGCCGGGGTTCGCGCCGTTTTTCGCCGCGTCGGCAATGGCGCTCACGATCTCCACCGCGCCCTTCGCCGCGTTCACGGGGCTGTAGTCCAGCCCCACGCCCGCAAGGTTGCCCGCAACGCGCGTGAACGGGACCGCGAGGTCGCCCAGGCCGAAGCTGTGGACGGTCTGCCCCTTGACCTTCTTCCCGCTGTCGCCCACGCCGACCATGTTGAGCACGTCGTGGATCGTCTGGATCGCTGCCGCCGTCTTGCTGTCGTTCTGGAACGTGCGGTATTTTGCCAGCGCGTCCGCCTGCGTCTTGGCGTAATCCTGCGGGGCGTTTTTGATCTTGCCGCTGTCGATCAGCGCCTGCGTGCCCTTCGCCGTGCTGCGCGCCGCGCCCTTGTAGGCTTCGTCCGTGGTGGTCAGCAGATACCCCATGTTCCGCTCGCAGGCGGACAGCACCCGCTCGGCAAGGCTTCCGCTCGCTTTGAACGTGCGGTTGCCGGTTTGCTCGTAGCGGCCCGTCGCGCCCATGTCCACGTCCAGCGTGATCTCCGCCGCCGACATGCGGATCGCCTTCATGATCGCGTCCCGGCTCTCGCGGCTCATGGCCGACTGCTCAAAGGCAACGCTGCGCGTGCCCGTCAGCTTGGAAAGCGCCATGTCCAGCACCGCCGCTCCGCGCATGCTCATCGCGTCGATGCCGTAGAACGTCGTGTTGCCCGCAAGGTTCTTCATGGCCGTCTTGGGGTTCGAAAGCATGTTGAGCACCTGCACGGTTTTCAGCTTCTGCCCCGCGTTGCTGCCCCATGCGTCGGTCGAGAGGGCCGCGCTGGATTCGTAGGCGAACTGTTTGAGCTGGGAGAAGTCCATGCTGCCGAGCGCCGATTCCGCCGCCTTGCGCAGAGACGCGCTCTGCCGTCCGGTAATGCCGTTCAGTGTTCCTCGCTCGTCCGCAATGTTCAGGATGATCTCCCGCAGGGCTTCCGGGGTCTCGGCCTGTTCGATGCTCTTGTCAAACATCAGGATGCTGCGGAAGCGCTCTGTGCGCTCCGCATCGCCGAGCTTGCTTTTCTGAAGGTTCTCCCACGCAGAAAGCTCACTCGACTGTCCGCCCTCGTTGCCTTCCCGGCTGTACTTCGCCCATGCCTGCGTGCCGCGTCCCGTTTCCGTCGCGTGCTCGCGCATGACCGTGAGCCAGTGCGTATACTCGTCCTCGGTGATATCCATTCGGATACTGCGCTCCTGCAGCTCGTTCTTGATCTGCATTGCCGCGTCCACCATCTGCGCGTTCCAGGCCGGGGCATACTCGAGCGAGCGCGTCAGGTCCTCGTAGGCGGCGGGGTCCGCGTCTTTGAGGAACTGCCGCTGTCCGTCCCGCTCGATGTACACAAGATCGTCTGCCTTGGCAAGGCTTTCTGCTTCGCTCTGTCCTCTGTAGCGAAACAGGTCGTTGTACTCTTCGCGGCTGCGCGCCGTTGCTTCGCCTTCAGCGGTCGAATAGCGCGCCGCGCTGTCTGCAAGACGGCTCGTGCGCTCCACCGGCTCAACGTTCGGGGCCTGGAACCCCGCATTCGCCGCGCCGATGCTGCCCGGCAGGTCGGCAGGGGAGGGCGGCGCATAATTTTCTCCGCGCTGCATATCCTTTCCCTTGACACCGCTGTTTTCCTGTGTTACAGTGGGGTCAAGAGGACCTGATACAGTCGAAGAAGCCGCAGGTGCTGGACCTGCCAAGCTGGCTTCCGCTGGTGTCAGGTCCATTTTTACGATTTGATGCGTTCGATAGTTGTTCGCGCCGGGGAGGACTTCTACATCAAACTTCGCAACAAAATCGGCGCCGCCAATCGTTACGGGGGTCTCAAAATAATCGTACCGGATAACCGGACGTTTTGTGCGGCTGTGGGCAACATATTCACCGCTGCCGACATATTCCCCATTTCGGACTACCTCGGAAAGATTGTCCAGCAGTGCGAGCTTTTCGGGGGTTAAATTCGCGTCGTTGATGACCTTCCCCGGAACTCCACTGTTAATGTCCACCGTGTACTGTTTCCCTGCGAAGGAAACCCCATCAACCGGAACCCCCTTGGCAGGTGAAAACCTACTCTTGTAAAATGCCTTCAGGCTGGATTTAAACCCCTGCCCCGGAACACTTGTTTCCAAACTTTGCGCACCGCTGATGCCATTTTGGGCCCGCTGTAGGCTTTCATCCGAAATACTGATACGGCGCATTCCGCTCTGCTGAATCTGCTGCGGGGTCTCCCCCTGATAGGGAACCTTGATCGTCGTTGCGCGTCCAACATTAACAGATGCCGTCCCCTCTGTGGGGGCGGCATTTTTCGTGCCCTGCGTGCCCTCTGCGCGCACGCTCTGCGCGGGGGTGGAATTACCCTCGCTCGCCGTTTCCTGCACGCCTGCGCGCTCCTGCTGCGTCCCCGCGCCGCTCCTGCGCTGCATGATCTCCGCGCCGCTGCCGATAAGGCCCAGCGCGCCGCCCACAAGGCCGTCGTACAGCACGTCGGAAAGCTCCACTTCGCTATAGTTCTGCCCGATGCTCTTGCCGTTGTAGATGCTTTTGAGCACCGGCTGCACCAGGTCCTCGAGCACTTCCTCGCCGCCCTCGGATAAAAACGAAAGCGCCGCTTTGCCCGCCGCGCTGCCGTTCATCTTCGTCATGGCGCGGTCAATGGCCTTGTCCAGCACGCCGCCGCCGAACATCTGCCGGAAGGGAGCCGCCGCATTGGCGATTTTCTCCGTCGCCACGCTCAAAGCGCCGCTCGCAAGTCCATAGTTGACCTGCTGGGTGTGTGTCGCGCCTTCGCTTCTTGCTTCCTGTGCGCTGCCGCCCGCGCTGCGAACGAACATCGGGGCAAGCGCACCGCCGCCGGTCGCCGCGCCGAGCGCCGCGTCGCCGAGCATCTGCGCACTCGCCGCGCCCACGTCAACCGCCAGCCGCCCGACCTTGCCGAGACCCTTCTTCGCGCTCTGGATATCCTTTGCGCCGCTGCTTGCGAGCTTGTCCGCCGTATCGTACACAGCTCCTGCGGTCTTGTCTCCGCTGCGCACCGCGCCGGAATAAATGCCGAGCTGCTTTTCCGCGTTGGCAATGGCTTCGCGCGTTTCCGTGATGTCCTTTGCGGTCATCGTCGGGTCGCTCAACGTCTTTTTCAGGGCTGCGATCTGCTGTTCCAGCGTTTCCGCCTGCTTGCGGTAGACCTCGCTCATGCCCGTGCCGCCCACGCTCTCGGCGACCGTGCCGCTCGCGTTGACAAAGCCCGCCGCATACGATTTCCCCGCGCCCTTGACCGTATCGCTGGCGCGCTGGGAAAGCGTCGGCTTTTTGATCTCCTTCGCGTGCTTTTCGAGCGCTTCCTTGCTCTGGTAGTTTTTCGCGGCCTGCTGCTGAAGCGCTCCTTTGGAAAGCGACTGCGCGATCGCGTTCTGCGGCTTTGCCGTCACGGCCTTTTTCTGCGTCGCCACAATGGCCGAGATCAGCGCGTCGTTTTTCTCGCTGCTCTCCTTGACCGGTGAGGTCTTAAAGAAGCTGGCAGCCGTCGAGGTCCCGGTCTGCACCAGCTTTCCGCGCTTCCCCTGCGCCACGACCGGCGCAGAGGTTTCTTTATCCTTGGTGTTGTTCAGCGCTACCAGCTTTCCCATGTCAGCCCTCCATATATGTAAGCCCGTATTTCTTCAGCAGTTTTCGCACCTGGTCCTTCTGCTCGTCGTTCAGCTTGCCCCAGAAGGAATCAATGCCGCTCACGGCAAGGTCGGTCTTGCCCTGGTTCAGCGTCGCGTTCAGGCTGCTCATCGCCGCGTTAAAATAGCTCGGGTTGTAGCCGCTGGAAGCGGAGCTGCCGCTCGTTGCCGTGCTGCCCGTGCTCTGCTTTCCGCTGCCCGAGCTTCCGGAACTTCTCGTCCCACTCGTCCCGCCCGTGCTGCCGCTCGTGGCTCCGCCGGAGGAGCTGCCGCCGATGCCGTAATAATACTGCATCGCCGTCAGTCTCCGGCGTTACGCTGTCGCCCGTCAGGTCGAGTAGCGTCTCTCCGCCGTAAACCACTTTGTTGACCATGCCTTACCCTCCGATCGTCACCGTCGTGCCGCCTGCCGCATTTTCCGCTTCGGTGTAAGGGATCGCCGCCACAGTAACGCCGGTCAGATAGTCGTAGCCGCTGTCCGGCTGGACTACCTGCTGCGTCGTTTTCGGTGTGACTGTCTTTGCCTGTACCTTAACGGATTCTCCGCCGTAAGCGCCCGCCACGCCGAGGATCGTCACGCCCTTTTTGATGTTGTTCGCAATGATCTTTGCCTTTTCGGCGGCGGAAAGGCCAACCTTGCCGCTGCCGTCGTGGAAGCCCAGCGGCACGGTGTACTGCCCGTCCTTCGTCGTGATCTCACCCGCCACCGCGCCGTTGTTCGGCATGGTGCCGGTCAGCTTCGTCCCGCGCGCATAGGCCGTCTTGCCCAGCAGAATCTCCGCGACTGCCGCCGTTGCGTCCTGTGTGTCGCTGTCGTACTCGCACGCGCCCGTGATGGCTTCGCCGTCCTTGCCATGGGCCGTAATGCCTTTGAGCAGCTTGTCCGCCGTTACGCTGTCGCCCGACAGGTCGATGAGCACTTTCTCACCGAAAATGATTTTATTGTAGCCCAATGTCTGTTCCTCCTATGACTACGGTTTGTCCTGTGCCGTTGCTGAACTCGTGGAAGGGGATACCCTGCACCGTCAGGTCATCGCTCATGGTTTTCAGCTTCGTCGGCAGAACCTGCGCTTCGATCTCTGGGCGGACGGAGTATTCCCCGCCGTAAAAGCCCTGCCCGGAATGCACGATCGTCACCTTTTCGAGTGTAAAGCGTTCTGCCTTGCGCTCTGCGGTAAAGGTCACGGAAGAGCCGGACGCGACCGTGAACTTAATCGCCATAGCCTGTCTCCTTCAGCAGATCGTCCACCAGCACCGATACGATGTCGCTTGCGTCCGGCACGCCGTTCGCGTCCGTAAAGGCGAATTGCAGCTTCACGTCCGCCTTTCGGGTGAGCTGACTTGCGTCGGCCTTGGGGATGTCTACCAGCAGGTGTGTCGCATATAGAGCGTCAGGCCGGTGTCCGGGACGAGGTTGTCGCCCATCTTGCCCTTGAGGTCCATGATGTCGCCGACGATCGTGCTCTTGGTGGGGGCGGCGGTCATCTGCTTGAGCGTCGCCGCGCCCATGCACCACTTCTTCAGGCGGTACTTGTCCATCGTCGGGGTCACGCGCTCGTCAAGCTCCATGCGCAAAAACTTACCGGCGGCGGTCTCCACGGCGATGTCGCTGCCGTCCAGCGCTTCCAGGTGCTTGGTGAACGCCTTGGCCTGCGTGCACAGCATGCTCATGTCCTCGCTCCTTCGTCATTCCTGCTCAAATCCGGTCCTGCCGTTCACGGCGTACCGCATGATGTTCTCAAAGCCTTCGTCGATGGGGTCCGGCGCCTGCTTCCGCAGCTCGTGCTCCACCTTTTCGTCGGCCTTCTTCGTCTTTTCCTTGCGGAACTCGCGGGTGAACAGGGCAACGTGCATCGCCGTTTCCACGGTTTCCACCACCAGCAGAATCCCCATCATCACAAGAAGAATCGCTGTGACCATGCCTGTGCCCCTTTCTCACTTGAAGTCGCTCTCATCCACGCTTTCGCCGTGGAGAATGCGCACCGTCGTGTCGTTCTTCTGCTCGATCCTGTCCTGATATCCGCCGAGACGGCTCTGCTTTTGAAGGAAAATGCCCCTCGTCACCATGCCCTTCTCGCGGTATACCGCGCTGGTCTCGATCTCGTTCTGAATGCGCAGATACGCCATCTGCACGGCGTCCTGCAAATGCGGACACCGCTCGCCGTCGTACCATCTGCGCAGCGTCGTGAGCGTCACAGCGGCCTGCTTGCGGTTATGCTCGGAGAGGTAGAGCGCAAGCCCCGCTTCACCGTACAGCACCCCGCGTTCGTCGCAATCGTCAAAATAGCCGTCTGCGGCGCGCTGGAATTCCTCAACGGTCGGGAAAATGGAAGTGACCTCTGCCGCGGCCTTGTGCGCCGCTTCGGTGGTCCGGTTTTCGAGATAGCCCGGCTCGCCCTTCTTCTTCGCAAACGCCGGATTCCCGCGCTTGCGCTTGATCGGCTCCTCCGCCATCTTCCATTCCCCCTTTCGTCGTTTGTTGGCGCAGAACGGAGGACACGAACCCCAGCCCTCACGGGCCGAAACGGTTTAGCAAACCGCCGCCGAACCTCTCGGCTTCATTCTGCATGGATGCTCCGACTGGCCACCAGTTATTCCCCGGGTAGGGTGGCTCCGCGCTACAGTTTCCTGTTTCGAGACGTGACCCTCTCATCAGGCGCTTTGATCCCGGGCCAGATGCCTGCTGCACATCGGAGCGTTGCAGGCCCACGCTGGCGGGAGTGGCTGGACTTGAACCAGCGACTTCGCGGTTAACAGCCGCGCGTTCTTGCCATCTGAACTACGCTCCCGTGGTTTGCCGCACTTTATGGCGGGCGCTATGCCCATTGCCAAAGGCTGCGGCCTTCCTCTTTCGGCACGGCTGGCAGGGTTTGAACCTGCATCTTTCTCCTGGCGCGTTGCTCTGCCGATTGAGCTACAGCCGTATATGCCCCCGCTGGGCCACATCGTCGAGAGGTGCGCGGGGTCCTGTTGGGACGAACAGGTTTGGTGCAGACGGCGGGAATCGGACCCGCGACATACCGGCTCACTCCGTCCGGCGCTCTTCCAACTGAGCTGCGTCTGCATGTTGGGACGCCCCGAGTGCGGTCGGAGCGCCCCCCGTGAGGAGGTTCTGCAATGAGAAAAAGCACGTTTCCATCGGTCCCATTCCCATTTATGCACCGAATGCGGATAAAGTCAACGTGATTATGTTCCGGCCCACCAGCGCCATACAGCGCCGCCCATTCACACCTGTAAAATAATTTGCCGACCACCCTTTGAAAACCCCTGCCGCCGCTTTTTCCGCCACCCCCACGCCGCCCCGCTCCGTCTCCCGCCATCCCGCCACGCCCCCACGCTGCATGGAAAGCTCGCTAAAAGAGCGGAGAGGATGTGTGACAATACCCATACACCCGTCCCCGCGAACCCCAGCCGTTTTTCCGCTACCCCTCCCCATAGTTGCCTATCGGACCGCATGCCCCATCCCTGCACCGCCGCGCCGCCGTCCATCCCTGCGCGCCGCCGCCGAACCGGAATCGCCCCAGGCTGCACCGCCGCCAAATGACGCAGTAACCGCGCACCACAGCCCGCGAGCCATTGGAAACACAGCGAAAATCGTTAATAGCCCCTTAAAAGCTGCTTACAAGTACTTGCAAGTAACTTTCAAGTGCCATCATCCATCGCCAGCACCAACCGCCGCCCATCCTCGCGCGTTTTTTGCCCTCTGTCCGTCTCTCATTTGTCAACCGCGGCGCAAAACACGGTTTACAATTGCCGCCGCACGGGTTACAGCGACATAAACAACGCCCATCGCCGCGCCGTCAAATCACACCGCAAAACAACGGTCAAAAACGGTGGGTGAGTTTTGGGGAAGGGGGGATTATAGGGGGGATGGGGGTGTGAGGGTTAAAGGGAGAGAGGGGGAAGGGGGGAACAAAGGGGGGAAGCCCTTTTACCGCCTGTTATCCTGGCTGTCTGCGGGCATGAGAAACGCCCGGAGCTGCTGCCCCGGGCGCTGGTGCTATATCTTGTCTCTGATCGCGTCGAGTATCCAGGCGTTGACGCTCTGGCCGCACTGCTCGGCGGCGTGGCGGATCTGGTCTTTGCTGGGGAAGTCCCCCTTCCTCCACTTGATCGTGATTTTCTCGGCGTTTTCCTGTTCCCATTTGTGCGACGCGCGGCGGCGTGCTTCCGTGGTCTTTAATCCCTTGCGCTGCATGGCGTTCCGCCCCCTTCCGTACCTGTATTTTATCATGTGTTCGCGTGTAAGTCCGCCATCCCTGCAAAATTTTTTCAGGAAAGGGGCTTGACATACGCTTTCGTATGCACTATAATCGCATCAGCAAGGGCGACCGGGGCCAGCTCCGAAAGGAGGACAGCCCATGAGCCTAACGGAAGTCATCGCACTACTTATGCTTGTGCTTGCGGCTGTTTCTCTGGGAAACCAGATAAAGAAATAACCGCCCCCCGACAATAGCGAGAAGCGGCAATTTCAAGCTCTAAACTTGACAAGTTGGCCAGCTTCCCGACTGCAACTCGAGGAGACCGGCGCCCTTGCTCATGATTATAACCCGAGAGGGGGCGGAAGTCAATAGCAACCCGAAAGCAAAAAGCATCCGAGCACACAAGCTATGAAGTCCGGCGGCGCTGGGACATGGAGAACCAGAAAATCTATTCCGTGCGTCTCCGAAAGAAAGACGATGCTGATTTGATTGCCTGGATTGAGGAGAGAAAGCAAACGATCGGCACTTCTCAGTTATTCCGCGAAGCATTAGAAAAGTACATGAAAGAGGACGTCTGATCCTCTTTCATTAAATACATACGTTTACGTATAAAAATCATCAAATTTCAGGAGGTTCCCACCATGAAAGCCTATTTTGAGAGCGTCAAAACCCTCGACGAGCTGAAGCGCGAATACAAGCGCCTTGCAAAGCTCCATCACCCCGACGTGGGCGGCGATACCGCCACCATGCAGCAGATCAACGCCGAGTTCGACCGGCTCTTCCCGATGTTTAAGCTCCGCAGCAACGACAGCGGCGAAGCCCCTGTGACCCACGAGACCGCCGAGAGCGTCCGCAGCGAGTTCTATACCGCGAACGGCTGGGCGGGCTGCAACTACGACCCCGCCCGCAGCCTGAAGGACATTGCCGCCAATGTCCGCCGCTACATCAAGGCCAACTACCCCGACTATAAATTCAGCGTGCGCACGAAATATGCGAGCATGTGCCAGGAACTTCTGGTGACGATGAAGGAAGCCCCCGTCGAGATCTTCAAGACCTTCGACCAGCTCACCGACGCGGACCGGGAACAGATACTTCGCCGCGCCGAACACAACTTCGTGTGGAAGCTCACCAGCTGGAACCGCGACGAAGAGCGCGCCGAGATCCTGCGCATCTGGGAATCCTTCGGCGCATGGTACAAGATCCCTTCCGACGAGATCCGCGCCGTCTCCGCTGACGTTGACGATTATGTGAAGTCCTTCAACTATGAGGACTGCGACGGGATGATCGACTATTTCGACGTGAACTTCTATTACTTCGGGTGCCTGGAGGATAACGGGCGCGGCGTGAAGTATGTCCCCCGCGAAAGCAATCGCCGCCCGCAGCTCACCGGTGAAGCGGCACAGCCGGACGAACCGGCCCCCGCTGCGCTGCGCGTGGCCTTCTGCCCCGAGCATGACGGCGTAGAGGTCTATTTCTCCGGCAAACCGTCCGCCGCCGTGCGCGAAGCCCTCAAGGCGGACGGCTGGCGCTGGCACAGCGCGAAAAAGTGCTGGTATAACCGCAACACCGAGCAGCACTTGCAGGCCCTCCGCGCCGCAACAGAACCCGACGCGCTCCCGGCCTGACCGGCTCCCCCAAATAGCGAAGAGCGCCCCCACCGGGGACGCTCTTTTTCATATGACACAGTAATGGTGCAGCACGCCTATTTTGCATTGATATTGCAGGGAATGAATCTACAAAAGTATTAAAT